GGATTGAAGAGGGTTCCGGTGAGAAGATGCGCAAGCCCGGTACCAAAGGCGCACCTACTGCTAAGTCCTTCAAGAAAGCCGAGAAGACTGCAAAGAAGCCGAGGTTTGAGTAATGGCAACGGTTGCGCAGGTTGCGAAGGCATCTCTCCAACGGATTCTGGTACAGGCGTCTGAGGCTCCTCTGGAAGCAGACGAGTATCAGGATTTCATCTTCGCAATGAACAACTATATGCTCGCGCTGGATGCGTCTGGTGTGCATTTGGGATACACGCAAGTATCTAATCTCGGTGATCTGGTTACAGTCCCTGTTGGCGCTCTTCGTGGAATGATTGCGAATCTCGCTATCGAAGTGGCTCCCGATTACGGCGGGGTAGTAACTGACGCACTTGTCCTACAGGCTAGAGAAGGTCTGCAAGCGATGAGGATGCTCGGTCAAACTATCGGCGCAACCCGCAATCCTTCGACGCTTCCCATTGGTTCGGGGAATACAGATACTGGCTACGGCTGGACTTGGAACTTCTATCCTGACAGCGAAGAGTCTATCTTGGCTGAAACGATTGGCTCGATATCTCTGGAGAACCAGACCAATGTATGACCGGGCGTATGGCGTAAAGCAGTCTGACTTCACCCAACAGACAAGCATAATCTCAGGCTCGTTTCTGGGATTTTTTGCGAATGGCTACAACTACAAAATCAGTTATGACAACTTCTTGGGTGGACTCGGTGTAACGGGTTCCATTGCTCAAGATGGCGCATCGACCGGGACTCCGGTTTTAGATATTCAGGGTACTGTTAACTTGATCCGAAACATTGAAGACGGGTCTGGGATTGTTACTAACGTCTCCCCCGAAAACGGCATCACGATAGCCCACAACTTCACTGTCAACACCACTGGCGAACCTTTAATGCAGGACATTGCTGCGGCCAGTCCGATGTTCGTTTCATTGGTAGGTGGTGCTGGTATTGCTTGTACCACGGTGGGTGACACGATTGAAATTGCTTCTACTGATGCCGTTTCGTATGCGGCTGTCTCGATGGCTGGAAACGCTACTGCAACGACTATTGCGTCCACGGCGACCCCGGTAAAGGTAGCTGGGACGTTTGTGGTGGGTGATGTATCTACAGGCTGGACGGCTGCAACCAATGGCCGAATTACCTACACAGGGCAGACTGGCAGACACATTATCAACGCTCTTGCGACTCTGGATGTGGTGTCGGGTACTAACCACAAAATCTCACTGTTTATCGCTAAGAACGGTACGGTGATTTCCACGAAGATGACCGACACGATTTCTTCCGGTGGCCCCAGAGCGATTGCTACGTTCGTGAGTTTGAGCCTGAACCAAAACGATTACCTTGAGATATTCGTCAGAAACGAATCCACAACGGATGGTGTTATTGCTGTCAACGCAGTCTTGAGCGCACTCTAATGCCGATAGTCACTCTCCCGATCACTAACGGGTTCTATGTAAGTAACTCCCTGCCCATCTCGGCGCAAGAGTGTACTAACTGGTATACCGTGGTTGAGAGCGCCCCTTCATTGGCTCCAGAAACGCTCAGGGGAACGCCCGGGATTGAACAGGTAGAAACATCGGGGACTATCTTGCAATCCAACAGGGGCGCTCACACGATGGCTGGTGTGGCCTACTTTGTGAACGGTACGAAACTCTACCAATTAGACCAGACCCAAGTTATCCCTACGGAGGTTTATGATCTGGTAGACCTTGGTACTGTGGCAGGTACTGCACGTTGTTCTATGGCTGATAACGGGACCCAAATGCTGGTACTTGTCCCCGGTGGTAATGGGTACATCTACAACCATGTAACAGATACGTTTGCCCAGATCACAGATTTAGACTTTACTGCTAACGGCAATCCGCAGTTTGTAGTGTTCATTGATGGCTACTTTGTCGTTACGACTGATACGAAGAAGTTCATAGTTTCAGCAATCAATGACGGACTTAGCTGGAATGCCTTGGACTACGGAACGGCTGAATCCGACCCTGATAACATTGTTGCTCCGATTGTCTTCAAGAACCAACTATTCATTTCGGGAAGTCAAACATTCGAGGCTTTCCAGAATATCGGTGGTTCAGACTTTCCATTCCAGAGATCGGGCCTGTTCTTGGATAAGGGTGTGTTCTCCCCCTATTCACTGATTAACACTCAAGATACGTTCATGTGGGTGGGTGGTGGACAGAATGAATCCCCTTCCATCTGGGCGTTTGCTGGTAACTCAACTCAAAAGATATCCACTGTTGCGATAGACTTCATTCTTAAAACGCTCACCAACGATCAACTTGCGAATGTGTATTCGTGGACGTACTCACAGAATGGTTCGTACTTTGTAGCTTTTGCGCTACCGAATTCGACTCTGGTTTATGACCATGCCTCTAAACGCTGGCACGAGAGAAAGTCCTACATTGAAGGTGAGCAGGTGGGTTATAGGGTTTCGGGTTTAACTCAAGCGTATAACCATATCTTCTGCGGTGATCTGATTGATGGACGTATAGGTAAGCTGAATCCTGACTTGTTCACTGAATACACTGGCAACATTATACGGACAGTTGCTACCCAGCCTTTCCAGAACAACACTCAATCCATATTCGTTCCATCCATTGAACTCACGGTTGAATCAGGTGTGGGTAATGCGGAATCTGTTAATCCACTGATTGCAATGGATCGAAGCGTAGATGGTAAAACGTGGTCGGATCAGAGAACGCGAGAACTAGGAAGAATCGGTCAGTACAACCGTAGGGCAATCTGGCGCAGAAATGGTCGGGCTTCCAGATTCGAGGTGTTTAGATTCACCCTGTCCGACCCTGTCAAACCTGTCATTATCCAGTTGAACGCAGACATCCTGCCGGGGACGAAATGACCGGCCCTAGACTTAACGCTGCCAATCCTATTGTCGAAGAAAACGGCACCATGTCGCAGCAGTTTAGGACATGGACTCTGGACGCTTCGTTGAGTATTCCGATCATAGGAACAGGGTCTCCAGAAGGTGTAGTCACTGCCAGACAATACAGTCTATATATCAATTCTGCCGGGGCTGCTGGGTCTATCGAGTACAGGAAGATGCTTCCAGATATCGGTGGGGATGTAACACAAGGATGGAAATTAGTGTAAGAGCGTGTGATGACGATGAGGCTTTGGAGTATCTCCGCGACCCGTCTGTTATCAAGTTACTCAACATTGACCCACAAGGGATTGGGTTAGACTGGATCACGATGATAATGGATGAAAAACTTTTGGTTGTCGCAAAGCCAGAGGGTAATGAGTTAGAGATTCATGTAGCGTGTAAGTTTCGAGATCGTGGCGCAGTCCGCGAAACAATGAAGCAAGGGCTTGAATGGTTGCATGGTCAGGGCTTTTCAAAGGTGTGGACTACTGCACCGGATGAGAGAAAAGCTCTTGGAAAAATGTTAGAATTTCTGCAATTCCGCAAGGTCGGAGAGAGGTGGGAACATGGGTATTGAAACTGCAATTTTGGCTGCTGGCATTGGTGCTGCTGGGTCTCTCGCAGGTAGCGCAATGGATCGACGCGCTCAGGGTAAAGCCGTAAACAAGGCTAATGAAGTTTCTGCGGCTCGAACAGATGCCGGGCTTGGTGCGCTTCGTCCTGCCTTTGAAGCGTCCCAGAATGTACGCCGTGAAGCTCTCGGCATGGGTTCCCAAATGCGTCAGCAGGGAATGCAGCAAGGTCTCGGCATGATCGGTCAGTTGTACGGGCCGACTGCTAACCTCCAGCAGCAGGGTAATCTCGCAGCTCAGAGAATGATGCTTGCAGGTCTTCCAATGCAGAGGGCTGCAATCCTTGGTGGCAAGATTGATTACAGCCAGCTTCAGCCGCAGACGATTAACTACGATCCTAATATGCTTGCTGGTATTTTTGGACAGGCTCAGTTGCCGCAGGGTGATGTAACCTACGCTCCCTTCCCGACTGCTCAGGCGATGAGGTAATCACATGGCGACCCCTGCCGAACAGTTTGCCGCGCAACCCATTGATGCCCAGATGAATCAAATCAGGCTTTGGTTTCAACAGAATCCAAGTGCCAGTGAAACCCAGATTCAGAGCGCAATGAATCAGTATGGAGTTGCCCCTACAACGGTTGCTCTGGCGATGGGTAACACCAGACTTCCTAATGCTCCGGCCGCGATTCAAGTAGCGCAGTATCAAAACATCACTGGTAATAGATCAGATATTAACGACATCAACCGGGCTATTGTAGCTAGGAATCTCGGTGTATCTGCTGATGAACTGTCTACTCTTGGTGGGATGGATTTAGCCCAAGCTCAGGCTCTCACTGGTCGAGCAGCAGAACAGAATCCGCTGAGGGGTCAGGTTAGTCAGGATCAGATCAGGGCATTCATAGCAGCCAATCCCAATCAATCAAACGAACAGATTGCAGCGATGATGACTGAATACGGGGTGACTCCGCTTCAGCTTTCGCAGGCTACCGGTGTTGATGTAGGGGTAATCAATAGTAATCTGAATGCCGCTGTTCAGGCTGGTGCTGAGAATATCCCAACTGGTTTGGCTGGGTTTGAGCAGGCTCTTACGTCTGGACTAGCAACTGCAACCGGAACGCTTCAAGGCGCTGAGACCGCTGCAAGGGCTGATTTGACTCCAGCAATGGAAGAAGTGGCTCGACTCTATGGGTTGAATGTCGATGACCTTAGATCGGCAGGACAAGTAGCGCGTGGAGACATAGAACGCACCTACGGGCAGGCTGGAGGATTGTTCACCCCGTACCAGCAGGCAGGTACAACGGCTCTCCAGAAGCAACTGGCGCTGTCTGGTGCGCTCGGTCAAGATGCGTTTAATGCAGCGTATCAGGAAAGCCCTTATATCCAATTCCTCCGTGAACAGGGTGAGAGGTCTACTCTATCGGGTGCTGCGGCAACTGGTGGTCTGGGTGGTGGTCGGGTACAGCAGGAACTTGTCCGCTTTGGTCAGGGTCTGGCGGGTCAGGGACTACAACAGCAGATACAGAATCTCTCTGGATTGTCTGGACAGGGTATGCAGGCTGCTGGTGCTGGCGCTGATATCTTCACTGGCATGGGGACGAATCTGGCAAACTTGGGTACTGGTACTGCTCAGAACATTGCAGCCCAGCGTCAGGGATTAGCAGGTGAGAGAAGCGCCTACGGTGTGAATCTGGCTAACCTTGCGAGTTCCACTGGTACGAACATTGCCAACCTTCAGGCTCAGGCTGCTAGAGATACTGCAAGCCAGAGAGCAAGGGCCGGTGAATTGCTGGCGGCTCAGATTGAAGGCACGACAGTAAATCTTGCTGATCTTGCAGGCGCTCAAGGTACTAATCTGTCCAACGCTTTCCGAGACTTTGGCAATGCTGGTTTGAATATGTCTCAGAACGCAATTGCTCAACAGATTGCAGCACTCCAACAAGCAGCAGCAGATGAAGCTAACGCGCAGCAGAACTACGGTATGAACACATCAGCAGCTTTGAGTGGTCAGCCGTTCATGCAGCAGCAGCCTTACAACTATAGTCAGGCGTTTGGTAATGCTCTTCAAGCTGGTGCGCTGGGTTATGATCTGGCTGGTGGTGGCGGGAAGGGTACTGCTCCGTCCAATATGTCTAAGACTGCACCAGTAAGTGACTATGGCTTCATGCAAGGTCGAGGCCCGACGATGCAGCCGCAACAAAATAACTTCCTATACAGTTCAATGATGGCTCGGAATCTGGGGCGCTAAACATGGCACAAGATATCGGTTTACTTCTTCGCGGTCTCGGTGCCGCAGTCTCGAATCAGGTTCCTCAGTTTCGCCAGCAGATGGTAGCTGACCAAGAGAACCAAATGCGTCAGCAGGAGTTCCAAGCCCAGCAACAGCAGCGGATGCGTCAGGATGAGATGCAGAACTTTGAACGGATGAGAACTTTGCAGGCTGCTGGTTACCAAGATGCCTTGGCACTGACGGAGCTGTTAAAGCCGGAATCCCTGAACGTTGAAGGTGCGCTTGGTCTTCTGGAAGATCGCATGGCGCTGATGGATCAAATGGATATGAAAATTCCAAACGATCCTACCCGAATGATTTATGACAACCTACGCCGCTATGCTGGTTCTGGTGACCCTGCTGCGTTTAGAACTGCAAGAAATACGGCAGGTGCGCTTGTAGTACAAGGTCTTGCTCGTGGCGATATCAAGCTGCCGGAAGCTAAAAAACCGATTGAGGTAGGTGGAAGGCTTGTTGATCCTGAAACGTATGCAGTTCTGTATGAGCCTTCAACCCAACAGGGGCTTCTTACAAAATCCCAAGTTGAAGCATTGATCTCTGAGGGATATTCCGGCCTAGACCCAGCCAAGCAATACCAGCGATCTGCTTCTGGCACCATTAGCGAACTAGGTGGCTCTGGAACCACTATCAATGTCGGAGCTACAACAGAGGGTGAGCGCAAAACTGGAACGCTGGCAAATCGTCTTGACTATGCAATGAGCCAAATAGAAGACGTTCTCAAAAAATCTCCAGAAGCAAGCAGCCCAGAAATGCTTCCGACACTGCTTTCTGGTGCAGGACTTGAGATGCTCGCTAATATGACGAACTCACCACAACGTAGAGCGATTGAGGCTGCTCAAAGGGATATGCTTGATGCTGCCCTAACTCTTGGGACTGGTTCCGCATATACGAAAGAGCAGCTTGAAGGGTATAGGACATCATATTTCCCGCAGATCGGTGATGATGCTGCATTGATTCAATACAAGGCAAGCCGACTCCAAAACGTTATAGATACAGCATACGATGCTGCTGGCATGGGAAGACCGGAGCAGAGGCTAAGTGGAGGCTCAGAAATGTCAGCCAATTGGATCGATTTCCCGGAGAGATAAAAATGGTCGATATAACTTTGCCCAGCGGGAAAGTGATTCGCGGAGTACCGGCGGGCACCTCTAAGCAAGAGATCAAGCGTAGAGCTATCGCAGCCGGTTTTGCGACTGAACAAGATTTTGCATCAACGACTTCGCCGGGGACTTCGGCTTCACCAAGGCCAACACCCTTAGAACGCTTCCAAAGTGTTGACCCGATGCTGATGGAGCAGGCTCCCATTGATCCTCGGGCACTGGTCGGTGCTGCGGAAACAATTGCTACCTTTGGAACTGGAGCAGTTGCGGAACCTGTTGCGGGGGTGGTAGGTCTAACCACATCTCCTTTTCAGGGCGCAGGGCAAGGTGTCAGGAACATTCAGGCAACCCGTCAGGCACTCACTTATCAGCCGAGAACTCAGGCTGGTCAAAGAGCTGTTTCTGAAATCGGGCAAGGATTACAACCTGCTGCCGAGGTCATATCGCAGCCAAGCCAGTATCTGGGAGAGCGCGGCTATCAATATGGTGGTCCGGTTCTTGGTGCTATTGGTCAAACCGCAATCCCTGCTGCAATGGAAATGATTCCGGGTGCTAGAGCTTTACGGACAGTACGCGAAAGAGGAATGCCAGAGCCATCCATGCAACCCGCCCCGGTCACCCCAGAAGCACCTATTGGACAGGCTACGCCGACTACCCAAGCTGAACCAGAACTTACCCAGCCTACAAGGGAGGGCGTTGAGCAGGTTAATGTTGGATTGCAGGGGATAAGGCGCGGCAGGACAGAGGCATTGGCGTCACAAGTAATGCCAGATATGCAAATCATGCAAGATGCGGAAGCACTTGGCATCTCATTGAATCCTGCACACTACTCTACAAGCCGCGCATATATAGATATGGAAAACTCGCTCAAGTCTCGGCTTGGGACTGAGCTTGCTAGTGCGGAAGAGAAGGCGATTCGTGATCTTGGCATTCAAGCAGACAGATTGATTCAGGATTTCGGCGGGTACACTGATCGCGATCTTTTGAATGCGGAAGTAAGAAGCAATTTTACAACAACAATAAAAGACCTGAAAACCAAATCGGACTACCTCTATCAAGACGTAGTTGACGCAAGAATTCCTGCCGAAGTAAGGGTAACGCCAGAAAATTCGATAGCGTATCTTGAGCAGCAAAAAACAAAGTTAGGTGGAAATACAAGGCTGTTCAACCAAGCAGAAAAAGACTTGCTCAACCTTGTAAAAGACACTGATTCTCCTCCTACATATTTTGCACTTAACCGGGTCAGAATGAATATAGGCCGCGCTATGAGGGGGGAGGATTCTCCATATAGCTCGCTTGGAAGGGCAGAACTTGCTCAGGCGTATTCGGTTCTTTCAAACGACCAAATGAACGTGGCAGACGCTTTTGGTGTTGGCAATGATCTGCGAGATGCGAACGCGCTAGTAGAAAAAAGAAAGAATATTGAGGATTCTTCTATTGAGCTTCTTGGCCGAGAGCTAAGGGATTCAATACTGCCGAAGGTGTCACAATCGGCAACTGCTTTAACGAAAGGCGATACAACCAAGCTGTCCAATCTGATGACTGCATTGCCTGAAGAACTTCGTCCGCAAGCTGCCTCGACCTTGATTGGTGATCTTTTTGTGTCTGGTGGTCGTCGGTCTGCAGATATGAGCGCGGGATTTGTAAATGTATTCAGGGCGTTGGACAGGAACAAAACCGCTAAGGATATGCTATTCTCATATCTCCCGCCGGAAGCCAGAACTCGCTTTGACATGATCGGCAGAGTTGCCACCGGAATCTATCGGGCAAAGGGTCTTGAGAACGTATCCAGAAGCGCAAGAGACGTAATTGCCGCATTAGAAAGCGGTGGCTTGCTTGAGCGAATTTACGGTGTAGGCAAGAGGGTAGCTGCTGCCGAGGGCGTAAGTACAGGCGTTGGTATGCCGGGCATGGGAACCGCTGTAACTGTTGCAAATGTTATTGCAGAGAAGGCAACACCGGCAGTAGAGGCCGCTGATTCTTTGCTGGCATCTCGGCAGTTTGAAAGGGCGGTTCAAAGCTATGCCGCTGGCGCTGCTAACCAAGCAGAAAATGCGCTGAAGAACTCACCTCAATATCAGCAGTGGTTACGTTCTCAAAATGCTAATATACGGGCCGAGGTTGCTGCTATTGGGTTTATACCTTGGCTTTTCCAAACTAATGAGGAAGGAGAATAACCTTGGCTCGCTTCGGTTCGCTGGATACACAATACTTTGACGATGCTGGCAATCCGCTAGTCAATGGCAAGGTCTATTTTTACGAGACGGGAACCACGACTCCTAAGAACACCTATGCCGACATTAACTACAACATCCCAAATGCCAACCCGGTAATACTCACTGCCGCTGGCCGTCAGCCTAACATCTTCTTCGATGGTGTAGCGAAAGCCATTCTCACGAAGTCCGACGATACGCAAGTTCTTGTCAGAGACCCGGTAGGTGATACTGCTTCGACCTTTGGTAACGCTTGGATAGCATCGAAGGATTACAACGCTAACGATGTGGTACAGGGTTCGGATGGTCAGTTTTACGTTTCACTTATCAACGGCAACGTTAATAACAATCCTGTCTCTACTACGGGTTCGTGGACGTTCCTTTACTCTGTAGAGTGGAATGCCGGGACTACTTATAAACTTGGCTCGGTAGTAACTTATCTAACCATTGTTTACCAGTCTCTTCAGAACTCTAACCTAAACCAGAATCCGTCTACGATAACTGCCTACTGGGTTCCGATTCAGCTAGTCTGGAATTCGACCTCTACCTATGCGATTAACGCTAACGTAGTGGGAACTGATGGCGTGTTGTATACGTCACTTCAAAATTCTAATACGGGTAATGTCCCGGCAAGTTCTCCGTCATATTGGGTGGGGACTTCTGCTGCTGCGGCTGCTAGTGCTACTGCCGCTGCTGCCTCTGCTAGTGCTGCGTCTACTTCGGAAACCAATGCTGCGGCTTCTGCATCTACTGCTACCACTCAAGCCGGTTTGGCATCCGCAAGCGCAGCTACGGCAACAACTCAGGCCGGTTTAGCGTCTACAAGCGCCTCTAACGCAGCTACAAGCGCAACCAATTCCGCTAACTCGGCAAGTGCTTCAGCGACCAGTGCAAGCAATGCTGCGGCTAGTTACGACCTGTTTGACGACCGTTATTTGGGTGCGAAGGCTAGTGATCCTTCTGTAGACAATGATGGGAATCCACTTGTCACGGGTGCGATGTATTTCAACACCACCACTAACTCGACACGAATTTATAACGGCACTGGCTGGCAGGATTCGGCAGCGATTGCGACTAGCATTAGTCTGACGTCACAAGTAACCGGAACGCTTCCGGTAGGCAATGGCGGTACTGGTGCGACAACTCTCACGGGAGTTTTAAAAGGTAACGGTGGGTCTGCATTCACTGCTGCCACGGCTGGGACAGACTTTGTAGCTCCCGGTACTGCTACCACGTTCACGGCAACCCAGACGTTTTCCGGCACCTCAAGTGTGCTTGCAATGATCTTGAACGACGCCGCTGAAGTTGCTACGGTCTCGGCTACTGCTGCTACGGGAACTATCGCATACGACATTACGACGCAGTCTGTTCTGTACTATACCTCAAACGCTTCAGCCAACTGGACTGTCAACTTCAGGGCATCAAGCGGAACCAGCTTGAATACAGCTTTGGCTACGGGCCAGTCGGTTACTGCTGCATTCCTAGTCACTCAGGGCGCTACGGCTTACTACAACAGCGCAGTTCAGGTGGATGGCACAACTTCCGGCGTTACGACAAGATGGCTGGGCGGCGCACCTACTGCTGGCAATGCAAGCGGTATAGACAGTTACCGTTATCTTATAATCAAGACTGGTAGCGCAACGTACACAATTCTGGCCTCTGTCACTCAATTCAAGGCTTAACCCATGCCATTACAAGAAACTTCTGGAGCAGCTTCTTACGATGCATTTGGTGGCGGCGTTCCTTTTGAGCCAACATATATAGAGCAGATTTTCTCCACTTTCCTCTACAACGGAACCGCAACTGCGCAGACGATTAATAACGGAGTTGATCTAGCGGGCAAAGGTGGGCTGGTATGGATTAAAACACGAACGCCGGCTATAGGTAATTACCACGCTTTGTTCGATACAGTTAGAGGGAATGCGTCTGTTCTCTCCAGCAACGCAACTGATGCGGCCAATGCTTATGGAACACCAAACGTATTCGCATCATTCAACTCAAACGGGTTTTCATTAAACGCCACCGATAATTACGGATGGGTAAATTCAAGCGGAATATCGCAAGTCTCATGGACATTCCGCAAGCAGGCGAAGTTTTTTGATGTGGTGACATGGACGGGGAATGGTGTTGTTGGGCGATCTATAGCGCATAATTTGGGATCAGCCCCCGGATGCGTCATAGTTAAATGCACTAGCGCAGGTGGGTCATTTTATGGGTGGGAGGTTTGGCATAGAGATGTATCAAACCAGCACGGCTCATTAGACTCTACAAGCGAGTTCAAAACCGGGATACTAAACGGGGTTACCGCAGCAGAAGCGTTTGGTAATGGTTCTGTAGTAGTTCCTCCGACAAGCACTGTTTTTACTGTAGGTGGTTATGCGCCCACAAACGAAAATGGGCGAACCTACGTCGCCTACATCTTCGCCCATGACGCTGGCGGCTTTGGTCTGTCTGGCACGGACAATGTGATTTCGTGCGGGAGTTATACGGGCAACGGCAGTGCAACAGGGCCGGTAGTGACGCTTGGGTATGAGTCTCAGTGGCTTTTAGTCAAGAACGCGTCTGATGTTAGAGAGTGGTTTCTCATGGACTCCATGCGCGGGTTCACGGCAGGCGGCAATAACGCAATGTTGTTCCCCAATGCGTCAAGCGCCGAATCTAACCAGACAAAAATCGGAGTAACAGCCACCGGGTTCCAGCCACTTTCTGCCAGCGGCGATGTGAACGCCAGCGGGAACACCTACATCTACATCGCCATACGCCGTGGCCCGATGAAAGTGCCAACTACTGGGACGAGTGTGTTTGCTCCAAAAGTCAGAACAGGAACAGCATCAGATACAACGGTTGGTAATTTTGGTTTTCCTATTGACTTAGTGACTTCTTTGTTTCGAGCGTACCCAGAAGATGTTTGGTTTGACCGTCTAAGGGGGGCAACGAGACAAATAAAATCCACCGCAACATCTGCTGAAAGTATTGAAGGAGCGTCAATCTATGGTTTTGATGTTATGGACGGGTACAACGTCGGCATTGACAACGTAACCAACATGACAAATGGAAATACCACTGCATCTGGTTATGTGAATTATGCCTTCCGTCGTGCCCCCGGCTTCTTCGATGTGGTGTGCTATACGGGGACGGGTGTTGCGAGAACGATAAATCACAACTTGGCTGCTGTGCCGGAGTTGATGATTGTGAAAAAGCGTAGTGGAGGGTTGGCTAGAGGCTGGTTCGTGTACTCCTCCCCACTGACGGCGGCGTATTATACAGTGGTAAATACTGCGGCAGCGACTGTAAACGGCGGTACTTTCCCGTGGAATAATACAGTTCCAACAAGCAGCGTGTTTAGCGTAAGCAATGATGACGAAGTTAATGGAGCATCAAATACCTATGTAGCCTACCTCTTCGCCACCGTAGCAGGCGTCAGCAAAGTCGGTTCTTACACCGGCACAGGAACTACAAACCAGATCAACTGCGGGTTTACAACTGGCGCAAGGTTTGTACTCATCAAGCGCACTAACAGCACTGGCGACTGGTACGTCTGGGACAGCGCAAGGGGTATAGTAGCGGGTAATGATCCGTACCTTCTCCTCAACTCAACAGCGGCTGAAGTCACCAGCACCGACTATGTAGACACGGCTGCGACAGGGTTTGAGATCAGCAGCACAGCACCAGCGGCAATCAACGCCAACGGTGGTAATTTCATTTTCCTTGCAATATCGTAATATGGTATACTTGGCAATAACTTAACAAAGGAGTTGCCATGTATTCTGAAACTGAACAAACCAAGTTTTTAAAAGTGTACAAAGCTCAAAAGTCAAATGCTAAAACCAGAGGCGTTAATTTTTTGCTGACCTTTGAGCAATGGTTAGCTATCTGGACTGAGTCTGGAAAATTGGATCGGCGTGGTCGTGGGGCTGATAAGTTTTGTATGTGCCGGAATGGCGATATTGGGCCATACGAGGTAGGCAACGTGTTTATTGGCACTGGGCGTGAAAACGTTAGGACTGGAAATCTTGGCAAACTCGATAGCGATGAAACGCGCCAAAAGAAATCTCAGTCTATGCGCGGCATCCCACATCCTTGGTGTGTTGGTGAAAACAACCCCATGCACAGGCCAGAGGTGAAGGCTAAAATTAGTGAAAAAATTAGTGGCTCAAAACACTATGCAGCAAGAACAGTTCAAACACCGCAAGGAATTTGGGGTTCTGCTGTTGAGTGTGCAAAGGCCTTAAATATGCCAAGACCAACAGTTGAATGGCGTTGTAAAAATCAAAAATCAGGCTTTTCCTACCTTACATAAGGATAAATCATGGAAATCAGAATCAGAGAAACCGGCCAAGTGATGCTTGAAAGCGAGCTTCGTCAGTGGGCCAAGGATAACAACGGCCCGTCATGGGGTATCACTACACCTGAAGTCTTGGAGGCTCTCGGAGCTGATCCTGTATTTGAAGGCCCGCAAGCTACTGGTGGCACGGTGTATCAGTACAGCCAGAGATCAGGCGTAGAGCAGGTTGAGGGCAAGTGGTATACCAAGTACATCCTCGGCCCTGTGTTCACTGACGGCGAGACAACAGCCGCAGAACAGGAAGCAGCTTATAAAGCTCAGAAAGACGCCGAGTTTGCCAAGTCTGCCCGTGACTCGCGGGACAACCTGTTATCAGAATGTGACTGGATAATTGTAATGTCTCTGGAAGCTGGTCGGACTATTCCTGCCGAGTGGGCTACCTATCGTCAGGCGCTGAGAGACCTTCCGCAGCAGGCTGGATTCCCTGTTACGATCAACTGGCCTGTTAAGCCGTAAGGAGTCGTTGTGGATTACCAAGTTCTCTTTAATCTCGCCGTGACTGTTGCAGCTTTCTTCGGTGGCTGGATTCTCTCTCGCATTTATACAGCGATTGACCGGCTGGATGATGATGTTAGAGATTTACCCAAGGTATACGTTAGCAAGGATGACTACCGCGAAGATTTGAGAGAAATAAAAGAACTGCTTGGTGCCATCTTTAAAAGACTGGATCACAAGGTAGACAAGTAATGCTTGATCCAATCACAGCCTTTGCCACTGCTTCTGCTGCTTTTAACTTCGTAAAGAAGGCAGTTGAAGCTGGGCGGGAGATTGAGGACGTAGGCTCTCAGCTTGGGACATGGTTCGGTGCGTGTGCGGATTTAAAACAGCATGAAGAAGAATCCCGTGATCCTCCCCTGTTCAAAAAGCTGTTGAACAAGGGTAGCGTTGAGGAAGAAGCAATGCAAAACCTGATGCGTAGGAAGGCAATTGAGGCTCAAGAAAAGCAGCTTCGAGAGCTTATTGTTTACCGCTATGGCGTCGATACATACCGAGAGATGATGGACGAGCGTAGACAGCTTAGAGAAGGCCGAGAGCGTATCGCTATGATCCAACGTAGGCGCAGGGCCAAGGCTCTCCAGAATTTAATTGCTGTTGTTTTAATTGCAGGAATATTTGCTATACCAGTTGCTGTATCAATGTGGTTATTTGGGAAGGTTGAATAATGTTAACTCTACTGTCTACACTCGCAAGTTTCCTGACTGGCGGCTTGCCCAAACTGCTTGAGCTGTTCAAGGATCGTGGCGACAAAAAGCATGAGCTTGAGATGATGCGGATGTCCGTCGAGCGCGAAATGCAAATGGCAGAACGTGGTCTGGTTGCCCAGCAGCGGATCGAGGAGATTCGAGCGGACGCAGCAATGGCTCAGGCTGCCGCTTCTGAACGGCTGGCGCTATACGAACACGACACGTTGTTGAAATACAACGCACCAGTAATAAGTGGATTGCCGTCATTATCAACAGTAGGATCGCTTCCTTTCTCTCCTAAATATCTATCATCGAAAGCATCATAACTAGCTGCTGCGTTAGTAGCCGAGGTGCCAGCAGAACTTGCCGAGTTAGACGCATTGGTCGCGCTTGTAGAAGCCGAACTCGCGCTGTTAGCCGCATTCGTGGCACTCGTAGAAGCCGAAGAAGCACTGTTGGACGCATTAGTCGCAGAGGTAGAGGCATTCGATGCAGACGTACTAGCAGAGCTTGCAGAGCTTGCTGCGTTGCTTGCTTGGGTAGTAGCTGTTGATGCTGAACTCGAAGCACTTGATGCAGACGCCGCTGCATTGGTCTCTGACGTAGCGGCATTGCTTGCCGAAGTAGATGCGGCACTTGCACTAGCTGTAGCACTAGACGCCGAGCTAGATGCAGAACTTGCAGAACTAGATGCACTTGACGCAGAGTTAGCTGCATTTGTGGCCGAGGTTGCTGCGTTACTAGCTGATGTACTCGCCGCACTAGCACTTGAAGCCGCATTGGTAGCCTGAGTCGTAGCGGTAGAGGCAGAAGCCGCAGCGTTGGTTGCAGAAGTAGACGCCGCACTGGCAGAGGCAGCAGCAGCAACAGCACTAGCAGCCGCAGCAGCAGATGTACCCACCCACCATGACGGAGAACTAGCCGGGACATTTCCCGTGTTAGCATTCTGAAGTGATGTGTAAAGTATGCCGTCAGTTCCCACTACGTTAGCGTTAATCGCGTAGGTAGAAGTCGAACTCCATACTAGCTGAATCGGAACCCAGTAGGCAGTTATCGTGGACGGATTCTGGTTTAGGTTTGAATTCTGGAGAGACTGGTAAACAATGGTCTCGTAAGTTACTACCGAGCCAAGTTTATAAGTAGTCCCGGCATTCCACTCTACCGAGTAAAGGAACGTCCAGTAACCCGAAGTGGTAACGGGATTGTTATTAACGTTCCCGTTGATAAGTGAAACGTAGAAGTTCCCATCCGACCCTTGGACGACATCGTTTGCGTTATAGTCTTTAGACGCAATCCACGCATTACCAAACGTCGAAGCCGTATCACCCACCGGATCACGGACTAGAATCTGTACGTTTGCAGAGGTGGTCAATACAGCCTTAGCAACACCCTCGAAGAAGATGTTGGGCTGTCTTCCGGCAGCGGTGAGGATTACCGGATTAGTGTTGGGGATCGTATAGTTTACGTCAGCGTAGGTATTCTTGAGAGTCGTAGTTCCAGACTCGTAGAAGTAAATCTTGCCGTTGACAAGGGGATCACCAGCGTCATTGAAGTATTGTGTATCCAGTGAGCCAAAACGGGCCATTATCTATTCTCCTGAGCCGTAGTTCCTGCGCCGATACCGCGAGCTGCTGCCGGTATTCTGGAAGCGACAGTTGGGCCAACAAAGGTTTGTGCTGGTGCCATGCCACCTAGTGCCGATATTGTACCAGAAGCCGGAGACATCATTCTCTGAGCAGCTATGTTTTCTGCTCGTGACAACCTCAAAGCAGTGAACAGGTCAGCCAATCCACCAACCACAGGAATCTTGGAAAGCAGCGACTTTTCGAGCTTTTCAATCGCCTGTGCGCTTGGACCTCTGCCAAGTGCCGTTCCCCTGACAGGCTCCCTGAGCTTTGCCAGCCTTATCATGTCGTTCAGGAACTTCACTTCATCATCGTTAAAGATAACCTTTAGCTTGTCTTGCCCGATCCTGTTTACAACACGCTCCAGAGAAGCCCTGCTCATAGCCTGAATGCCTGCCTCATCAACCGGGCCTACAAATGCCTGCTGCTTTATGTAATCCAGAGTATCAGCACGCAAAGCATTAAGCGCGGCTTGCCCAGCGGCGACCTGTGCCTCCCCGCCAGTGGTCAAATATCTTTTAAGCTGGTTCAGGTCTGACGGCTTCCATCTAGTGCCAAGCACAACCTGCTTAAACACATCATCAGGCTTGATTGTGTTATCAAGGATATCTCTAACAAGGCTTCGTTCGTTGACATCAAACTTGCTGACCTTTTCAGGACGAAGTGCAGCCTCAAAGTCTGCCTTAGCCCTTCGAGCTTGGGCAAATGCATCCCTTCCTGCAATGGAAATCACATCATCATCAAGGGCGTCTTTCAGTTCACGGATAATCTTCCTGCCGAGGTCGTTAGTGGACTGATATCTGCTACTTAGCACCTGACGGATGGTTTCGGCGGTGTCTACATCTACCCTGCCAATCACTCTAAAATTCTTATCAATAACGCCTCGCTCCATCAGGTCGCCACGAATTGAGCGAATAAGGCCGCCTGTAAGCTCATTATCTGGGGCTTTCGTCCTGAGTGTAGATGCGTATCTATTCAGCCTGATTACCTTTTCTGTCGGGGCTGTTTCTCGTGCCAGCCTATACAGATCAGATATTTCAGAATCCAATGCACTAGCTTTCCCTATAATTGCATCAGATATCGGTGCGCCAGTAGATATCCCCCCGGCTTGCTGAATCCTTGTATCAAACGCACCAGAGATTACTGACTCTTGTTCTTCAAGTGCCGACCGTACACCTGTAGTCCTTTTGGCAAGCTCTTGCTGTAACTGGAAGTCATCTGCCGTTCTAGTAATTTGAGCAGTTGTAGGCTCAACTCCCATGCCTTTCATAAA